TTCAAATTAAAGAATCTTAACGAGAATCTTTAAAAGTCTTTGTTTTTCATTTTCTGAACATACTTGGCCTTTTTCAACATTTTTCTTTTTCTAACCGACTTCTTTTCATACTCCTTTCTTTCGACGAGTTGACTTGACTGTCGGGTCTTAATCACTTTACTTTTGAGTAACTTTAATGCTCTCTCAATACCGTTTTTATCTACTTTGACAATTAACATATATAATAAATAACGCTTAAATTGAATTTTTTTTGACTACCGATACAAATATACTTATTTTTTTAAAAATAAACATCGGTAAAATGAAAAGTTGATGAAAAAAGGGAAAACTTCACCAATCGCAGGATTTAAAAATGCGAAGGTGATTTATGGCACGGTAGATTCAGTTGAATTTAAGTCTTTATATTTAAACATACAAACTTGGGTAGAACCAATTGTTGATTCTGATAACTGGCAAAGGGTTGTATTAAATCTAACAAGGTCGATTAAACATACGGTACATGAAATATTAGATAGATTAGTCTTTGAGGAAAACTTTATTGTGGATTTAGATTTAAGGTCAAGTGGATTATCTCTAAAGAAAAAATCGTTTTTAAATCTAGAGATAAATTTTTATATTAAAAAGAAAGATTTAGATTTTAAATCAAAAAAATTAAAGGATATATTGAAAAAAGTAACCAAGGAAATAATATCAATACACTTCACAAAAAACGAATACTTCAAATTTTATTTACGTAAAACCGTCAAACCAAAGGAAACTATACTACAAAGTTGAAAAACAAAGTATTTATTATAAAAAATGAATATGGAAGTTTTGAAACCCGGACAATCAGGCAAAGGCATTCTAATCGAATACGATGCTGGATACTTATCACCAACTGAAAAACGTAATGTTGATTTGATACATGAGTCCAAAGGAATGTTGGACCATTCAAAACCATTTGAATTCTACGCAGTACTTCAGAAATTTAACACCCCAAACAGAAACGGAAGAATATATCCTGAAAAAGTATTAAAGAGAGAAGCCGACAATTATAAGAAAATGATTAACAAGGGTATTGCTTTATCCGAACTTAATCACCCTGAGTCATCACTTGTTGACTTGGACAGAGTTTCTCATTCAATTAGTGATATATGGTGGGAAGGTCCTGTTCTTATGGGTAAATTAAAATTATTAACTTCACCAGGTTTTCATGAGAGAGGTATTGTATCAACCAAAGGAGACCAAGCGGCAAATCTTTTAAGACAAGGTGTTACACTTGGTATATCATCTCGTGGTGTAGGGTCGCTTAAAAAAATTGGGGAACAAAACGAAGTACAGGATGACTTTGAGTTGATTTGTTTTGACCTTGTATGGTCTCCATCCACTCCTGGTGCTTATCTTTTCACTGAACCTGATGACAGATTTAAGTTTGAAGAAAACTTGGATGAGGAGAAAAAAATGAAAGCTGAAAGAGAATTTGGTGGCCCAACCGACAAATCGCTTGACTTAATGAAGAAATTGAACGATTATTTGGGTTACTAAAACTCAATAAAATGGACGAAAAATATTTTGTAGCAAAAATTACAACAGACATGCCTGACTCCGAAACAGGTAAAATTAAAAAATTAAGACAGGAAAAATTAGTTAAAGGTTATTCACCGACTGATGTTGAAGCAAAAGTGACAAAGGTTTTTGAGAACTATTCGGAAGACTGGAGAATAACAGCTATTGTAGAAAGTAAAATTGATGAAGTGATAGGATAATCAAAAAATTATCAATAGTTGTAAAAGGAGGGGAAACCCTCCTTTTTTTTATTCTGATATATTTATCAGATATGAAAATTACAATTTCAGAGGGTCAGTATAAGATACTATCAGAATATTTCAAAAGACCAACAGACCCTATTGCCGCTCATATTAGGAAAACATTGAAAGATGTTTATTCCCCATCTAATTGGGGTAAAATTGAAAACCCTGATGAGGGTTGTGCCACCGATTTTGGGGTCATTGGGGTTTATCAGCATATACCTGGTAAAGATGAATGGTCGATACTTAACAGATTTGACACCAATACCAAAGTAAGACGAAAAATGGAGTCCTTGTTTCATGAGGATGAACCTGATACTGAATTAACTCCTAAAAAATTCATGGAGTGGATTACTCTGAACGCAGAAAGATTATTTAAGGGTCCAATCACTGATGAATTAGTAGAATTGAATAAAACCACAATTGAGAGGGGAAATCAAAATGAAGATTATGCAATTCAAATATTACAAGAATTTTTCGGTGAGAACGCCAAAATTGTAAGATTTTGTTCTGGTGATATTAGAGACACTAGAAAGGGAATGGATATTGCGGTAACTGCGGGTGGTAAAACATTTCACGTACAAGTAAAACCATTTACCTACATAAGAAGTTTGGTTGATAAAGATGGTGATACTTTTTTTGAAGTAACATCAAGGGGTTTTGACTCTACAAAATATTCTGAATCAAATGTACAAGTATTTTTATTCGTTGATTTAGATAGAAAAAGATATGTTGCATTCGCTAATAAGAAAAATAAAATTAGAAAAGTAACAACTGAAATAACAAGGTATGACGAACCGTATCTGTTAAGCAATATAAATTTTGAAGGTCAAACAAAAGTTAAGTCATATAGAAACACTCCTGTCGAAGACGATATATTCAAAGTCGGAGAAAGAAGATTACAAAATCTAGAATTTAGAAAAGCGGAAATCGAAAAAATGATTGAGCTTGAAAAACAAAAGTTAGGAAAATCAGGAGAAAAATAATAAAAAATATTTAGTATCAAAACGAATAATAAAAAATTTTTATGATTTGATACATATTTATATAGAAAAATAAAAACAAAGAATGGCAAAAGAAAAATCTATTGTTGAAGAAGCAATCCTCCAAATGAAAAATTTGGAAGAAGCGGTTGCGGAAAATGCAAAAGGAATACTTGCTTCGACTATGAAGGAAGAAATCAAAGAATTAGTAAAAGAATCTCTTAACGAACAAGGCGAAGAAGAGGTTGACATGGAAGTGGACATGGAAGAACCCGAAATGGAAGATGAGGACGAAATGGACTCAGACGAAATGGATATGGGTATGGAAATGGACACTGATAACATCGAAGATGACGAACCTATCGACTTAACTGACAAATCAGATGAGGAGGTTTTACGTGTTTTCCAATTAATGGGTCCTGATGACCATATCGTTGTTACTAAAGATGACAGCGGTAACATTAGTGTGAAAGATACTGAAACTGACAAAGAATACATGATTGTTGGTGAAGGAGAAGAATCTGATTACACATCTATGGAAAAAGACATGTATGACATGGCGGACGACTCAGAAATGGGTGATGCTATGATGGATGACACAATGATGGATGACACAATGATGGAAGATGACGACGTTATTCCTATGGAAGAAGAAGAATATCTATCTGAAAAAAGTGTTGAAGACATCGTTAATGACATATTCGATGAAGGTAATGAAGAACAAGAAGAAGGTTACGTCTATGAAATCGACATGAATGAAGAATCTGACGATGATGAGGATGATACTGATGAGGAATCTGAAGGTATTGTCTATGAAATCGAAATGGATGAAGAAATCGAAGAGGACATGGATGAATCATATGACCAAGAAAATGAAGGTTACTTGGAAGAAGGTAAAAAATCCACCAGGGCTAAAGGCATGGGCATGGGTAAGGCTTCAAAATTCAAGTATCGTAAAAATCCGAATCAAGGCGAAGGGTTTAAAGTTGTTAAGAAAACCGCCAACAAAACTATGGGAACAGGAAGTGCTAAAAAAGGCTTCTCCTATGACAAGAATGGTGAAAATCTTGACGGCGAATTTAAAATTAAACCAAAAGGCGTTAAGAAGGCGGAAACAAAAGAAGCTGCACGTACATACGGAAATGGTTCTAAAGAAGGACGTGGTTTAAGAAAAGGAATCACACCTAACAGAAACTTGAAGTTTGAAAGTGTGGATAGCAGTGAGTTACAACTTCTTCGTGAAAAGAATGAAGAATACAGAAAAGCGTTGAACGTATTCAGAAACAAATTAAATGAAGTTGCCGTGTTTAATTCAAATTTGGCATACGCAACTCGTTTATTTACTGAACACTCAACATCTAAACAAGAGAAAATTAACATCTTGAGAAGATTTGATTCTGTTGAAACATTGAAAGAATCGAAGAATTTGTACAAATCAATCAAAGATGAGTTGTCAGGAAGTTCTGCTCAACCAATGAATGAGTCAATCGGTCAAGTAATCGAAAAGGCACCATCAACAGGTTCAGCAATCAACTTAATTGAGTCAAAAACATATGAAAACCCTCAATTCCTGAGAATGAAAGATTTGATGAATAAATTAAAATAAACTTTAAATTAATAAAAAACCAAACAAAATGGGAGCATTATTAGAATCAGGTCTTGTTGGTAACATCGGTCTTAAGCACCTTAAAGTTATCAAAGAAGATACTATCAACAAATGGGACAAATTAGGGTTCCTCGAAGGTCTTAAGGGCCACCTAAAAGAAAATGTTGCGCAGTTATATGAAAACCAAGCGTCACATTTGATTAACGAAGCAACTTCTGACGGTTCTTCAGGTTCATTTGAAACTGTTGTATTCCCAATCGTTAGACGTGTATTCTCTAAGTTACTTGCTAACGACATTGTATCTGTACAAGCTATGAACTTACCAATTGGTAAATTGTTCTACTTCGTACCGAAGATTCAAGGTTATAACAATGGTGTTGGTGGTTCCTCAACCGGACCATTTGACTCAAGTTCAGGTCAGCACTACGCACCTGTAGGTTCACCTGGTAATTACCCTGGTGACCCAAATTCTGGTTACACTTTGTCAAATGGTTCATACAACGGTACTTATGCTAAAAACCTTTATGATTTATTCTATGAAGGCACTGAACCTGGATTGAACCCAGCAGGTCTTTTTGACTATTCAAAAGGTCGTTGGTCGGCAGTAACCACATCAGCTACAGTTGTTGCTTGGTCTAAT